GATCCTTCATCCCTGCTTGATTTCAAAGTAGCAAAAAAAAGAAGTGATAATGTTATCCACGGAAAAAACAGGCAGAAATGGGCATCGGTCGGGGTTGGTTGGCGGGAATTCAATATCACGTTTCCGCCTACGGAAGAAACAATGGTATATGAACTTTCCAAAATGTATGATGAAGTCGGAAATCATTCTTCTTTTATCTTTTGCAATTTCGACCAAATTAGAAGTTATCAATTAGTGGAACCTTGTTATGTAAGTTTCAATGGTGCGATAGGTTTTGATCATACCGATAGAATGAAATTTGCTTATTCTTTGAATATGGAAGAGGAAATGTAAATGTCATTCTCGACGGAAATAAATAAATCAGTATCATCATTCCGTGTATTGCTCGATATCGATTCCAAAGATGGAAATTATGCCGGAAGATTTTCTTTTGATGAATTTATTCCAATTGGATCAGCTGATTTATACCAAGGAAGATTAAAAAACGATCCCAGGATATCAATAAAAAGGGATAGCGCCTTTTTCGGAATATTGGTATTCGGGGCATCGTCAATCCAACTTATAAACAATGACGGCGCATTTGATACTTTGATGGATGACTATAATGTAATAGGCTCGTCAATAAAAGTTTATATTGGCTATGTGGAATTGGATATAAGCGAGTATGTGAATATCTATACTGGTTATATCGAAAAAATAGAAATAAAAGAAGATGTCGCAATATTCGGTATCGCTGATTTAAGAAAAAGACTGACTACAGGTTCGAGCGTTGATCTTGAATTCGTGGATGCGGTACAGGGCGTTGAAAACATATTGTTGGGAAATTATGCTATAACTGCCGGAAGTCTGTATTTCGATGTTTCGGCGATGACTGCCGCAAAAGCATTGGCGTATGACGTTTATAGAAAGCATCCCGATAATGATACCGTGAATAAAGCTATAGAAGATTGCGTCAAAAGTACAATGGGATTCTTTTTCATAACCGGAGATGGGCGGTATTCCTATAAAATGATCGATACCGACGCTACTTCGGTCTCGGTGATAAGCCGGTACGACGTAATAAATCCGACAGCGATAAGTTATGACGAAAAAGATATATTGGGAAGCACAAGCGTAGAAAGCCCCCCATTTCCCTTAATTGAAGCAGGAACTATAACGACTGAATCAAAGGGGCAATTATATCCAATAGCTATGGATAATGGTTCATTGATATTTGTTGAGTATGTTCCACTATCTGGCGGAATGAATATACGAAAAACTAGCGATTATTGTTCTTCATTTTCTGTAATGGAAATCAGTTCTACCTCAAGCGTTGTAAGAAATATAATTTCACCAAAGAATGGGGAAATATTAATTTGTTGCTCGGATAGAATTTTTAGATCAAAGGATTATGGAAGTTCATGGAGCATATTTACTACTGTTCTTCCTTTGACGCAAGCAATAAATGAAGGCTCCGGCGTAGTATTGTATTATGGTATGAATTCTTCCAGCGCATTTTCAGTTATGCGTTCTACGGATTACGGAAGTTCGTGGTCAGCGTATACAACCGTGTCTTCTTATCTGTTTGAATACGCTGAATGGGTGGTTGGAACCGGAGTATATGTTTTGGCAAGAGAATCTGGTACGGCTGATTACGGAACTTCAATGACTATATTTACTTCAAGTATTGGTTCTGTATATGCTACCGCAGCGGTATTTTCGGGTTTTGCCGCATTTGATGTTACTGGAATATGTCATATATCTACCGGAGATTTATTTGTAGCATTTAGGGCATCTGATGGATTGACGTTTAGCGGTCAAGTTACGAATTCTCAGATATTAAAACTTGATTCTACTGGAATAGATGTAATATCCGTATATGAAAGAACGGATATTACGGGCATAAATGCAAGTTTTATATATAACATGATAGTGGATGAAAATGATATGTTATATATGCTTGAGAATACCTCTGGTGGATTTGGAAATTCAGCAATGAAAAGCATAAATGCGCCAGATGAGAATGGGGTATCTGGATTTGAATATATCGGACCTAGTAAATTATCGCGCACTTTATTTTATGATCCATACCAAGGCAATATTTTTGTAGGTAAAACTTATACAGCAACCGAAGAAAAATTATATATCGGAAAATATTCTGATAATATGAATTGGGCATTAAATAATACTTACAAGGCATCAACTTATTCTTCATACGGAATAGATACCCTTAAGCATTTTAATACCAAACTTATATTTAATTCTGATGCCGTTTTATTGGCTGAGGATCTGATTGTTTATTTCAAGGATTTGCATGGTGAATTATCGATTACTGTTCCCATGAAATATTATGCCGTAAATGTCGGCGATAACGTTGATGTCCAGATATGGCGGGAAACAACTTCATTCCTCGGAACAAAGAAATGTGAAGTATTGGGAAAGGAATACGATCTAAAAAACGCAATGATAAAATTCAATCTGAGAATCATATAAGGGGTGCGCAATGGATATTGATGAAATTAACCAAAGATTTAACTTGATTGAAAATGATATCAAGGAAAATACCGCCGTAATAGGCGATATCCAAACCGTATTGATGGGACCATTGCCGAACAGGAACAACGGCATAAGGGGAAATCTCATCATATTGATAGATAAATATGAAAAGTTTGTTGATCATGTAAATAATTTATGGCATGTAAGACGGCGGGAAGAATGTTTCGGGCTTTCTGGCATAAATGACATAAACCAGAAAATAGCAATTCTGCAAAAGGAGATAAATGAAATGGCAATAGCCAAGATCAATCTGAAAGGCGTATATCTTATGAATGCCCTGCAATTCATTGCGGCTATATTGGTTGCTGTCATAATGAAGAAAATGTAATATGACATTAACCGAAAAATATCTTGCGATAAATGAATATACGAGGCCCGGAAGGAATCTGAAAAAAGTATCGGGAATTATAATGCACTGGACCGGGCCTTATGGGCATACCACAAAACAAATATGGGATTATTTTGAGAATGATTGCCCAAAAGAAAAACATTATTCATCTGCGCATTATATAATTGATTTTACCGGAGAAACATTTCATGTCATACCTGATACTGAAATGGCGTATCATTGCGGGTCATCTTTGATCGATCCGAAAAGCGAAGTTATTTATACTGATTGGGCACGGGAAAAATTCGGCCAATACGCCAATATCGAAAGATACAATAATCCGAATAAAATAAAATCATCCCCGAATCAAGTAACCATCGGAATAGAAATGTGCGCAATTGATTCTGTGGGAACATTCCGGGATGCTACTATTTCTTCCGCAATTGAATTGGTTATTTCATTGTGCAAAAAATTTAATATAAGGGAAGATTCCGTGGGTACGCATAATATGGTAGTCGGCTGGAAAGATTGCCCACGTCTATGGGTAAATAAACCGACATTGTTCAATGCGTTTATCGAAGATATAAAACGGGGAGTAAAATAATGGAAGCAATAAATCAGGCTTTGGTATTGTTCAAGGAACTTGGGATCGATCCTTTATTCTTGATCGGCGTGGTATTTCTTACGGCTTTATTGAAATCCTTCGATAGAAAAAACAGGTTCAAGCAGGGGTATGTACTATTCCCGCTTTTGGCTTCCTTGTTGCTTTTTGCTACTGAAAAGCCGTTTGTTTTGGCGTCATACGCGGTAAATTCGCTTGTCCACGCGGCGCTTGGTGCATACGGATATAACCTGTATTCCAATCTCCTGAAACGAAAGCCCAAGGAGTGACAATGTGTTCAAGAAAATTATTCCTTATATTATCATCGGCATTGTTTTCTTTCTTGCCGGTTTGTTTATTCAGTCAAGAAACAATGAAAATATCAAAGATAGAGTTTCTGAACTTGAAATCCTTGCAAAATCAATTAATGATAACCAACGAAAAATTGAATCTGGAATTGACGGCCTCGGAAATACAATTGACGGAATTGGGAAATCAATTGAATCTCTCTCAGGAAGATATAAAAATATTGAAACAGGATTTAACAGACTCGAAAAATATACTGTCAATAGTATCGACGCAGTTGGAAAGCTCATCATCGGAAATAGTAGTGCTAAAGGATCAAGCGAAAGAATCAGGGAAATCGGTATTGAGTTTGGAAACGTCCTTGGGCGTATTGAAGAAGGAAATAAACAATAAACTGAATGAGATTCTATATTGGAAAATAGGCTGTATCGGAATAGGTGTTGTTGGATTTGCCGGATGGGTTTTATATGTAAAAGAATTAGTAACCGGATAAATAAATGCCCCGGCTATCAGGTGTGAATCCATACCGGATGATGAGGCCGTCCGTTCAATTCGGGCAAGGGGCACCCGGTTACTTTATTTTGCTTAAATATTTTTTGGCGTCGATAAACTTGCCGTAATTTGGATATCTTTTATGCATTCTGTTTGTGCATTTGGCGCAAAGAAATCCACCCGATCTTGTCCATATAAAATCAATTTTATTTTTACATTTGGTAAGCATCCCGGTTTTTGGATCTTTTAGCCACATTTCACATTCAACCGGTTTCTTGGTTCGTAATATATTTACCATATATTTTTTGTTCCGCCATTTGTAGCCGCAAACATCATATAATCATAATTATATGTTTTTATCAATATAAATTCATCTTTAGTATAGTATTTACCGTAAACTTGTGGATCAAGATATTTTCCATTATATATTACAAGCGCATGGAATAAAGTTGTTCCGTTTAATAGTACGCCTGCCAATTCAGATTTCTTCCCCAAAAGGTACATTAAATAAACAGCGAAATCTTCACAATCGCCGCCGCCGTCATCTTCAAATTCATGCGGGGATTTTATATATTGTTCAGCATCCAGCTCTTCCCATATATAAGTATAAGATGCCGTTTTTTTCCACGATTCTTCAAGATCGCCGTCCTTGACAGAATACCCTTCGGTATTCAGATAAAAAGGCGAACAACCCGAAAGAACCAAAGCCGCAAGAAATAATTTGAATGTTTTCATACTTATATTATAGAACATTTAATCAAAAAATAAAGGAAAATTTCAATATATTTTCATAATAATTTCCATATGCTCCATACTGCTTTTCGGTACTTTGTTTTCAAGCACCCGGCTTAATCCGGCATTGTAAGCCAATACCGCCAAACTCCAATCGCTTGTAGCGTCGTATAATCTTTTCAGATATCTGGCCATTACCGGAATGGATTCAAAGGCGTTCCATGGATCAAACTTTTTGCCATCATTATCAAACCAGATATAATCAGCAATATATTTATTATTGAATTGAGCAATCCCGATATCCTTCGATCCATTTTTATTTTTCCTGTACGCCTTTGGGTTCCAGCTTGATTCTTTTTCTATCAACCTTGAGAATAACCATATCGGTATTCCGTTTTTGCTTGCGCTATTTATGACAATATAATGATATTTTTCGGGTATGGAATAAGTCTGATAATGTTTTATTATTCTGGGTTCTATCACCGGAATGCTTGTTGAGCTTGGTCCCGATGATACTGCAATAAAAAACAAAACCAAACTTATCCATATTTTCATAGGCTATCCAATTTATCCTGATAATATTTCAATAAATCATTATAATTTTTCCTGTTCAATTTTACCAGCTTTTTTGAATCAATAGCTAATTGCTTCATGAATTCCATGGAATTGTTTTCAAACATCCATAAGGCGTAATCAGGCGCTCTTCCGTGATGATGGAGCCAATGCATTTTTATTGTCATTGCGTGGGCATTCCGTTCATCCCATCGAAGAAAAGGATTATTCTTTTTATCATAATAATGTGAACAGGATAATGCATTTGTTTCACCGGTTATAATACAAGCTTTATCCCGTTCCCGAATATATTTATTGAACAATTGATCAATTTTGTTCCGCAATCTTTTTATGGATGGTAATTTTTTACGCTTGGGTTTCTTTATCAATTTTAATTCCTTCAATTATCGCTTTTGTAGTTAAATCAACCGTAACAATTTCTAGGGCCAATGCCGCAAAATAGGCAATAACGCTATAATTTTTACTTAAAAAATGTATTATATCTTTTCTATTTTTATTTACTCGTATCAATAACTGATAATCTCGCCATAACTCATACGCTTCTGTTTTTGTTATTCCCATTTCTTCATGTAGTTTCATTGGTATTTTGGAGTCCGTTTGCTCTTCACGCTTTCCTCTATCGCTTCCCATTTTTCAGCCGTCCTTTTTTTCAATTCTTTTTCAAGTTTATGTTCTTCGATATATTTTATAAGATTCAACCGGGACATATTTTCCCCATCCCATTCCCCGGATGGATTCTTTATCAATTTCCCTCTTGGCGTCAAAATATCATATAAATAATCTACATTGCTTTGGATATTGTCTATTCCATAATCGAATAAAAGTTTTACAAATACGCTTCGCCTCGGCCTTGGTGTTTTGCTTTTCGCATTTTTTGCTTTTGTAACCGCTCCAACCGGAATGCCTTTTTTTATTATATCTTCTACACTCGCAAGCCATAAAACCGTATGGCAATAAAAATCCATTGCCTTTCCTCCAGCCCGCGTATATTTTTCAAAACTCATCGGATCAAGATTGCATCTGACTTGAGATATGATAATCAATAATGCATTTTTCTTTTCAATCAAATCAGACAATGAAGGGAAAAAAGTATTGGACAAATATTTGGGTTTCGCCATGCGGTAAGAACCTTTTTCTTTGTCCTCTTTTTCCTGCGGTGATAATTTCCTTTTCTTGAATTTTGTGAACTGCTCGTCTGCTATTTTTTCGCCTTCCTTGTCGTTAAGCGAATCCAAAGAATCTATGACGTAAATACCAAGTTCATTATCTTTTAATGATTCAAGAAATAATCGTATATTACAATATGCGGATTCGACTGTTTTTGATTTTGTCCTTTTCTTTTGATCCAACGGCATTATTTCCACGCCGTATAGTTTTTTGGTATCAAAAGAAAAACCGGATTCGCAATCATCGTATACCCATTTCATACGTTCTTTATATTTATAATACGCGGCAACGATAACTTCAATCGCCATGAATGTTTTTCCGCTGGATTTATCGCCAACTATATTTATTATCCTTCCAGCCGGATATCCCTTTGTTACACCGCCGCCAACCTGGATATCCATCAAATCCGATCCGGTCGGAAAACATATACGCGATTTACTTTCCTTTTCTTTATGCAAAATAGTTTTTTCTATATCCATCGATGCTTTTTTGGTCATGGTATCATCCTTATAAAAATATGGCGTCTACTTATATTATAGACGCCATATGCGTTTATTTATTCTTCAACTGATTTTTTCGTCTCATACATTCAGCCCATATATCGCATTCTTCGCAATCCTCCTTGAACTTGTCATGATCTAATCCGAATTTATGCCCTGCCGGACATTTATTTTTTTCTACTTCTTTTTTTTTAGAGGCACTGGCTTTTTCCCGATTACGGTTTTCCCTTTCTTTACCGGGGGCGGCTCATCATCTTCATCATCGTCAGTCTCATCCTCGTTATCCTCCTCCGCTTCATCTTCCTCATCCGTATCATCATCGGACTCATCCGCATCTTCATCAGTATCCTCTTCTTCATCGTCCTCGTCATCTTTTTCATCGTCGTCCTCTTCAATCGGCTTCTTTTTGGCCGGAGGTTTCTTTGAAGTTTTCTTGGGCGGTTCGTCCTCATCATCGTCATCAATATCGGGTTTCTTTTTGGAAGTGCCTTTCTTGGGCTTTTCATCTTCATCATCGGATTCTTTATCTTCGCCATATAGCAAGGTTTCTATTTGTTTGGGAGTTTGAATCTTCATCAAAGTATCAAACTTTACCGCTTCATCCATCAAAGATTCATCCAATGCAGTTTTTCGTTTTGTAAAAGTAAAATTTGAAAATTCAAGATATGTTGATTGTCTGCCTTTTATTGCTTTTGTTACATTTTCTCCCCAAAACTTGATTGATTGACCGTCATCAATACTGCTAAAATCAATATAATTTTCCGCGCTATTGCTTGGTTTGTCATCTTCATCATCATTTGCAATTGTTGCTGCCACCCTTGCGGCTGTTACCAATTGTTTTTCAAATTTATTGAATTTTATCTTGAATACTTTCAAACCTTCTTCCGGTTTAGTTTTATCTATTACATTATAATAACAGAACAAAGAAGGCCATAATTCACCAGCGTCATCTTTTTTCCCAGCATCTTTTAATTCTTGTGCTTGTTTGCATATCGGGCATTCTTTAAAAAAATTGGATTTCGGGCAGATTATTTCCGCATGGGTAGGGCCAATAAATGTATGCAAATACAATTCAAGCATATATGATGGGTCATTAAGTTCAGCGTCCCCTGAATGGATAAGAGGATCATTCTTTGTAGTAATTATATATGGAACAATGTCAATATAATTTTTATCTAGCTTTGGTTCAAAAAATTTAATATCGTCAAGTTTACTGAAATCTAAAGCGGATGATCTACTGCGGCCTTCCCGATTTTCATAGCTTCTTTTCATTCTATTCTTCAAACTGTTGCTTTTGCTTTTCTTTTTCACTTTTCTGTTCTCCATTTTCTGTATTTGATTGTTTCTAAATCCAACGCTTTGATTACGTCCTCCGGCTTTTGATTCGGCGCTACTGTTGCAACATACCCAATATCCATTGTTTCATAATTGCCAAAATTGAATTTACGGGTAAAATGAACCTCCGTTATATTTACTTTTAATGTTACTTCAGGCGGTACTTTCATTCTTTGGCCTGCTCGGCACTATTTATAGCATTATCAATATTGGAAACCGCGTCCTCCAAAGTTTCAATAATATCAGAAATATTATACTCAGCTTCATCCAAATTACTTACAGCATTTTCAGCATTTTGGGCCCTTTCACTATTTTGAAGCGGTTCAGGCATATTATCAATATATTCCTGTTCTTCATCTTTACAACTTTCAATAATTCCTTTGGCATTTTCCAACAGATCAATCGCTTCCTGAATCTGCCCTCTGCGAATTTTATTCATTTTTCCTTCCTTAAATAAATAAATGGATAATATATCCGAATAGTAAAAATAAAACCGACTTGGCTATTGTTACGCCAATTAATTCAGTTATACTACTTTTTTTATTACTATCACTTTTAGTATATGGCCGTAAATAAGAAATTATAGAACTTATTCCGATTGCATAAGGAATAGTCAATGCAGGTAAACTAAACAACGAAACAATAAACCAGTTCCATAAAATAACAAGAATCATCCCGTCAATAATAACGGACAATATTAACATAAAAATAATACCTATGATTGCCAACCCTTTCATTTTATTCCTTCCTCAGTTTCTTTCTGATATCCCGTTGTGTCAATTCAACCGGCCCTTCACGCTTCCCCCCATTCGGCGCTGCATAAAATCCTTTTACCAATAACGTAGTTAAATTATCCAATTCTGATTTACGATGATCCATTGCCGATACCGCCGCGATCAAATAATTAACCTCAGATTGTGCATCGCGGATATTTTCCCTTGCTGATTGTATTTCACTTTCCAATATCGCTTTTATCCCGGCCTCGGTTTGTTTTCCATTTACCGCAAGATATTCCGCCTCCCAATTTTTTCTGATTTCCAAATCTTTTTGGGCGGTTATCAATTTCAGCGCATCTTCTTTTTCATTCAACTTATTCTTTGCATCGGCAAGCTTTTCAGCCCAATAAAAATAAATACTTGCCTGTTTTTCACATTCAATTTCAAGCTTATATTTATTTATTCTGACATCTTCGGAAAATAGACGCTCTTCTTTAGCCATTATATTTACTCCTTATTGATATTATAGATTTTGGTTTGGCTTTTTACGTAAAAAATCCCGCCGGTCATTTTATTGACAAGCGGGATAAAGTTCATTCGTCGTCTTCCTCGTCCTCGTCATCATCGCCCAAATCTTCATCGTCATCGTCTTCCAGATCATCTTCCACGTCGTCATCTTCGTCATCAAGATCATCATCGATATCAAGTTCAGGCTCATCATCCTGGACCTTTTCCCGTACCGTCTTCTTGGCGACCTTCGGAGCAGGCTTTTCAGCTTTCTTTGCCGGAGCCTTTTCAACCTTCTTGGGCGCGGGCTTTTCGGCCTTCTTCGCTGAAGCCTCTTCAACCGCCTTCTTCGCGACCTTTTTCGGTTCGGGCTTCGGCTCTTCCTTCTTGCCCTTCTTGACGACGACGACCTTTTCAACCTTCTTGGGAACGACCTTTTCAGCCTTGGTAGCCTTCTTCGCGGCCTTTGCCTTGACATCAGCAGCAGCAATCTTCTTGGCTTCGGACGTAATGGAAATAGTATCCTTGGGCTTGAAATTCATGGGATTCCTGCCACGCGGAAGTTCAAAACCCTTGTTTTTTGCCGCGATCCTCACAAACGCGATGTCAATACCAGAACTTTCAGCGATTTCCTTACAAGTAGCCATTTTCTAATCCTCCGAAAAATATTTTAATGGATTCCTAAGACCCATTATTTATAACTTGATACTAAAATAACACTGCAAATAAAATTTATACTTGCCCAAGGGATAAAATACCATTTATTTTCCAATTTAAGCCTTTTCATACAAAATAAAATAGTAATAAGTATCAAAAGTATAGCATTAATAATAACCAATATGATTGCCAGATACTTCATTTAAAATCTCCTTATACTTATATTATAGATCAAAACTTTCTTTTTTATCATAAAATCAACTTATTGTTTGCAAACATGCCAAAGTTATTCCGGCTTTTCCGGTGTTATATGTTGGCTCACTGAAAGCTTCCAAGGCGGCTACGGCACGAGGCATTAAACTTCCATTCATTATTACTGCGTTCATATACCCTAAAACAATATAACGAATAGTTTCGGTATCGTCTAGCTTCCCGTTATCTTTTAATTTTCTAAGAATAATAGCTATATCTTTCCAGTTATTTTTACTGTTCAATAAAGCCCTAGCCAATTCTATTACTTCGGCATCATCCTCATTACCTTTGGAATCAAGTATTTTTTCTATAGCTTCGTCGGAATCGGCATTGGATATCTGTTCGAGCATCACCAATGCGTTTCTGGGGCTTCCCTCAGCCTTGTTTGCTATGGATTCCAGTACGTTTTTTGATATACCAAGCTCCTCCAGCTTGTTTACCCGTCTAATGATCGATACTATTTTTTCGATAGGTAAAACAGTGGTTTTTATCTCTGTACAGCGGGATTTAATCGCTTTTAGTAACTTACTTGGGTCAGTAGTGCATAGAAAAAAGTAAACCGATTCGGGCGTATCTTCTAAAGGTTTTAATAGTGCTGATTGCATCTCTCCTGTGAATTTTTGGCATTCATCTAGTATATAAACAATAGCTTCACCTTGCGGGTTATAACGGATTGATTGAATAATTTCTCTAGCCGTTTCTATTCCTCTGGCATTCGCGGAATTGATTTCTCTTAAATCCATTTCCGTAGCGCCTAGTTTATTGGCGGCTATTCTTGCAATGGTGGTTTTCCCGGTTCCAGGCGGGCCGGATAAAAGATAGACATGGGAATGATTCTTTTTGGTCAACGCCTTTTCCAGCGCGGCTATTGACGATTCATTTCCGATTACGTCTTCAAATGTTTTCGGTCTGTACTTCTGATATAAAGTTGCCATTATAATATTTCCTCTTTGGAAATAAACCGCTTATGTAAATAATGCAAAAATAAAAAATCCCAGTCTATTATTTTAGTCCTTTTATTCTTTTTATAATCTGGATCAAGGTTTATACTAATACCTAAAAGCACTTTATCATAACTATATTCAGTGTAAATACCAAAAATAATAAGATACGTATATTCCCTTTTGGCATACCGAAATTCCAATAAACTAAATTTCATTGTTTTCTCCTTACGATAATATTATAGATCGTTGTTCTTTTATTTCTTTTAATAATGGCGCTTTTACGCTATAACAGTTTCCGTACACCGTATTACCTCATTTGGCCAATCCATTTGTGTTTCTTCGGTAATTTTCAATATTTCATTATCGTATTCAAGCATTGAAATATTCTCCTGTAAGTAACCCTTTATTTTCCATCTCAGCCCAATTCCCATTCAACTTACTAACCTTTTTCTCTATGAATAATGGCACGATTAACCATTCAAAATTTTCTCTAATCTTTTGCGTTCCATATAACCACATTTGATAATCTAAATAATCTTCCTCGGCAGGATCGATATCGGGTAAAATACTATCATGAATTTCTAATAATATCTTACTATTCATTTTCTTTTTCTGCATTAATTGACTGATATTTTTCAACGCCCATAATTTACAATGTGAAGCCGTTCCTTGTACACGATAATTCAAGATTTTGTTTCTGGTCATCGGTCCATAGCAACGGAAGCCGGTCAATAAATCAATATATCCTTTCTTTTCATAATCCCGCAATGTTTTTTCTTTATACTCATAGCCAACAGGAAATTGTTCCCAGAACCACGCCTCTACTTTTTTCATATGTTCCCGCATATCATTTATATTTCTGACGCCTTTTGACTTTAAATGTACTCTGGTTTCTTCGTCGCATTCGTTCCAAAGATTTACGGCAGTATTTTTCCAATAAGAACCGTAAACAGTAGCAAATACAAAATTACTTTTGGCCGTTTGTCTTTCTGATTTTAATACTTCGGCTTTTTTTCTTATATATATTTTAGCGGCCATATCCCTATGCATATCAGTTGACGCATCGGTAACATACCTGATCCAATTTGGATCTTTATTATATATTGCGTTGATTACCGCTTCCATGGCCTTATAGTCGTATTCGCCTAATTTATGCCCTGGACGTGCTATTATCAATTTTCGTAAAAGTTGCATAGTTTCTATTTCGCGCACGGGCACGTTTTGAAGGTTTGGGTCATTTGATGAACTTCTATAGGTATTTGCTACGTGTAAGTTTAATGACGTATGAATGATGCTATCAGTCCCTTCTTTAATAAAACCATTTAAATTTGTATCACGCACTTTTTTATATTTACGCCATAATAAAACATCTTTTACTATTTGATCATCATATTTTCCCAATGCTTCGATATCGCCTTTTGGCCTTCCAGTAGAAGTGATATTATTTTTATCGTATTTTACTTTCATGCAATTGAAAAGTAAATGTGTCAAGTGATTTGTGTTGGATAAAGCAAATTCAACCGGCTTGCCATTTTTTGTTTTATCCCATTTTTTTATTTCTTCAGATTTCCTTACGCCCGATTCTATTTTATTTAGTTTACGCGTTAATCTTTTAAATTCTAATTTGGCATTTTCAGTATCTAGTAACATCCCATTATTTTCAGCTTTGCTTAATTCAAAGGAACTTTCCAAAAAGAATTCCGATCCTTGCCTAGTCAAATTATTTAATTCTGTTTGTTGGATTTCCCACAATTTATAAGTAAAAAAGGAATCAAGCCCGTTATAAGTCAATAATTTTTCAATAGGGAATTCTTTTATTCGATTGAATCCGTTTGCGCCGTATTTATCTTTTTCTTCCTTACTGCATTCAAGATACGGATCAATTTCAGAATCATACCCTAATACACCGAATTTCGCGTATACCCAAAACTTTAAATTGACTTTCTTTTGATTATGGATAATATGAGCATCCAGCATTGTATCGGAAATTATATTCTTTATCCAGGAGCTTCCTTTATTATTGAATCCTGATCGTATCTTAGTCCATATATTTTCATATTTACTATTATGAATTATTTTATTTACGTCAGATTGCATTAATTCTTTCCAGGCAGTTCTAAATTCTTCATCATTAAAAAATGGGAATGAGTACGCGAATAGTCCATCTGATACAGACGCGCAAACTATTTCATGGCCTTTTCTATACGGTTTTATTCCGGTAGCTTCATAGTCAAATGCTATCGCTTCATTAACTTTATTTTCAGTAATTCTTTTTACTATATCAGTTGCTTCTTTTACGGCAGTAATGGATATTATTTCGGAACCGTAATTGGAAATATAAAAAGGCTTTTCTGCCAATTCAATGGCCTTTTTAATATGTGCCTTTAATTGTTTATAAAGTACAACATCGGTTTGATTATTCCCGCGCAAAATCATTTGCAGATTCCAGGAAGGGCAAATATATCTTTTCAATTCTTGATCAGGTATATTCAATCCAGCCCAATCTGTAATAGTAGTGTTTGAAATTCGTCCCGATAACCGATGACCGATCAATCCGTCAACGGCCAGTTTTCCTAAAGGAATAATAACTTTGGGGTTTGTTTCTTCAATATCTTTTAATAGAAACTTACGGCATGAGGCGATTTGTATCGGTTTTGGTAATTTTACTTTGTCTTTATCCAGGCCTGGAAAACATCGAACGGCATTAGTGGTATAAAAATCTTGGTATAAATCGTATCCTAATTCATTGATTATTTCTTTTAGTAATCTTCCAACTTCTCCGGTAAATTGTTTATTATTTTTATCGTCACTTTGGCCTGGATATTCTCCGATGATTAGAATAGATAATTTACCTTTTCCGTGTACAGCCATTTGAGGAGATTTACAACTTTGGGATAATCCGCATTTGGTACAATTGAAAACCGGTTCTTTTTTTATTCTGGGCTTTAGTACTGTTTTAGATTCTATTATTTTTACTTCTTCTTCAAAAAATCCTAGTTGCATATTATTCTCGATTTTCCTTAAAAAATGTATCAAATTCTAACCATTGATTTTTTATTAAATGCCCGATTGCATATACTTTTCCGTAACCCGCTCGCACTCTGATATATGTTCCTTTTAGTTTTTCCCACGATTCTATATTTAATACTTTTAATATTTCAATTATTAGTTGCATTCCAAGTGCAGTTCCAATTCTTTTATCCTTTTCCTTAATATAATTATCTAAGGCATATCCTCCGGCACTTTGACCTGATCCGTCATAATTAAGATGTATATAAAAAGAAAATATTCCGTGATCTTCATATCCAAGCATTGTACTTTCAATTTTGGCGTTTTTCGTTTCTATATCACAATTCATTATTCTCCTCCTTCAAAAGTCTTTATCAACTGTATTCCGTTAGGGTTGGAAAATATAATTTTCATACTTTCCTTTTTTTGATCCTTAGTCTTTTTTAAATAAAATGATTTACTATACTTAATTCCATTTTCAATCATGGCATAATCCACAAAAATACTTATCGGTTCAATTTCCCTTTTCAAAGGCTTTTCCCATGCTACTGTTTCAGTATATTTTCCGCTTGTCCGCTCGCTATAAACTTCGATATTTTCATTGCTGAAAGTCAACTTGATAGTATCGAATGATTCTATATTTGTTGATAATGCCGCCGCCCTATTTATTGCCGCCATCAATCCTTCGGGCAATCTATTACTGATATCGGTTTTTTCTTTTTGGTTCCTTTCAACCAATTCTTTAATCATTTTAATGGGGTAGTTTTCTTGATTCAGTCTTTTACAACTAAAAATAGTTTTATCTTCCGTTTTAAAATGTACCCAGGAATCGGAAATAGAAATGGATTTAAGATTGTTCAGCTTCACCAATTCCTTGCAGGCTTCATCGGTAATCCAAAAAGAATTATTTATAGAAGTTACCATATTATACCAATTGATCCTAATTTCATCGGTACTGGATATAATTTCATTCTCTACAAATATACCAGCCAATACTGATTTATTGCTTGAGAATAAACAAATGGAAATACCTTCTATAAACTTTTCGGGAATATTTATATATTTATTTTTGGTATCGGACAAGCCTTTTACTTTATCGATCAAGGTATTTTCGAGCAAAGTTAATTCAGCTACGGCATTTTCGGATTTCAATAGCCATTTATCCAGTTTGGGAATCAAAGTAATTGTATCGCCTGAATACCGATTCAAAAGATTATAAAAATCTTTTGCCTTGATAGCACCTGAAACCGGATTATTGCTTTTATCAAGGATGGGAAAAGGAATGGAAACGGAAATATTATCATTATAAGTATGGATAAATCCATCGTGGAAAATGAATGTATCCGATCCTTCCAAAAGGACAGAATCAGATTCAATACCGGGCATTACTTGTTTCAGGACGCTTAAAAATTTGATACGATTAATTTTCATATGGTTCTCCTATTTATATTAATTCCATGGGCATGGTTAAATTGAAACTTCCATCAGTATATACAAATGTAATTACTTTCCTGAAACTTGTAAACTGTATTTCTTTTAAAGGCTTTAATGTCAACGCATCATTCAGGTATATTGGGTTTATTGCCAATTCAATAAGCTCTTTTGATTCATACTCTTTTTTAACGGGATTATCTTTATTTAATTCATCATACAATTCCTTGTCTTTTTTTATCCTGCCCTCATCATAAAAACCATTCCATAATATTGAACCGATAAATATTAATTCTTTTCCAATTTCGTGATCTAAATACACATTGACTACTTTGGATTCCGTTTCCGGTTTTATAATTATTCGGGATATTCCCTTTTTAACTTTTATTTGATTTATTATATTATATATTGATTTCCATTTTTCTATATCTGGAATGCCGATACTATATGTTTGTTTTTCTGGTATGATTTTTGCCCAGTTAGGAAATTGCCCTTCAATATTGAATAGATAGTATGTGAAAGCTTCATTTTTATACGCAAATTGAAATACAGAATATTTTACGGATATGCCATATTTTATATTTGTTCCTTTTTGCAGAATAAAAGAAATACACTTTGAAACAGGAAGAATTATAGCCGGAAAATTATCAAACCCGGAAGAATAAAACATGCGCTTTCCATCTGTAGAAACTGCATTTCCTGAGTCAAAATAAATACCATTCATGAAATAACGGGTTTCATCGTCGCTTATGAACTTGAAAGCATTCAGCATTAATCCAGCTTGAACTTTATTTATATTAACCCAAGTGATATCAATTTCATTAATTGGAATTGCCGGAAATGCATCTTTATTTAAAGATGATTTAATTAATTTATTATACGCCTTACTATGAATGTAATTATATAAACTATCCTCTTCATGGCCGCTATAATTTTTTATTAGAAATTCTTTAACATTTGACACAATCAGTGTTGAATTGTGCTTATATATCGCACTTAATACAGACATTTCATTTTTTGTTCCTATCACTTTATCGGCGACTTCAAAAAAAACATGCAGTGGATCGATTATTTTTTCAGTTTTTATATGCCCATGTTTGATTTCTTCATCGAATATATTTAGCATAACTTAATCCCCCAATAATATTATAGATAAATAATGATCATTTTTTCCTTTTATAATCATTTTCTTCTTCATCATCTTCCGTATTATCTATTTTAGTTAATATTACATCATTTTTTAGACGGCTATCTATACACGGTCGCCCAATATCCAAACATTGTAATACTACGGCTTGATCGGTTATATGCCTGCCCTCCCTTATTTCCATCATGCCTAATCTTATTATATTATTTTCATTCTCTTTTTTCGTCGCATTAAGTGCCACCGCCAAAGTCACATGATTTATTTTCCTTATATCTTCGGATGCTTGTGAAGTTTTTATATCTGATTCAAAGGTATGTTTTTCCGTATGACTTGCCGTAATCATGGCAATATCGCGTTCATTGGCAAAGTCTCGTATTCCTTTCCACACAGTATTTATTTTATCTCTGTTATCAGTATACTTTTTTCCCGCTTCCATATAATCGGCGTAATCAATAACAATAACATCGGGAATAAAATTATCGTAATATTCCAGATTATCACAAACGGATTTTATCATTTCATTTGTGGCGGAAACCATTGGAATTATTCTTACTTTGCCTTTTCTATACAATCGCCTTAATCTTTTTTGGATGGTTTCTATTGACGTTAAATCAATTCCTTCCCTTTCCTCCGAATCTTGAATAATTCTATACTTTTGTGATTCTTCATCCATTTCAAAATGAGCCGAATTTACTGTTTTTTTATATAGCGGTTGGCCCATAATTGACGGCCAACATCTTTTTATTATCGCAGTTTCATTCATTTCAAGAGGTATATAAATAACTTTGTTTCCTTGGGACATTGCCAGTTGAGCCGTATACCACAACCAAAAAGATTTACCACGTTTAGCCGGGCCGAAAAAAGACATAAAATCACCACGACATATCGGCGGTATTATTTTTCCAACCGCCCCTGGAAAAGTTATTATTTCGTTATGTTCTTTTGTTAAAGCTTCTATTATTTTTCTGCTATCTTTTAATATATCTATTCCTTCGCCATTTAATTTTTCTACTCTTTTGAAATTAGCTAAAGCCGATTCGCCTTTACTTGGTTCTTTATCATCTATAGAATCGATAATGGAATTCTTTAATACTTCCAATGATCTAAGTTTTAAAAACTTTACGGCATTTTTTATCTCATACTCGATATTATTGATATGTGACTCTGAATATTCTTTGCTTATCGATGAAAGGAATTTTTTTAATAAGTCAACGGTTTCTTCATCTTCAATATTTTGCTTTTTAGAATAATAAATATCCTGGATATCTTTTCCAGGCGCACGTTGAAATTGATCGTAGTATTCCACGCACCAAGAACTAATTTCCCTGGCGTATATCGATGAGAAATATTTTTTATTTATAAGCGGAATCAATTCTTTACAGAATCGATCATCCGTTATTAGGTTTATGATGAAACGCCTTTCGGAGTCATTTGAGGGTTTAGTTATTTTCATGTTTACTCGTTAAATAATGATGTTCCGATTAAACTCATTCCTTTCTTTTTATTTGCCATTTTCAAATTTGCAACGGCTTGATTATAGTAAACTTCTTTTAATTCTATCCCAATAAATCTTCTTTCTTGCAATAATGAAACATATCCAGTCGATCCTATTCCAGTAAATGGATCAAAAACTATATCTCCCGGATTAGTCCATAATTGTATTCCTCGTTCTATTACTTGTAATTGTAATGGGCAAATATGCCGCTCATCCTTTTCTTCTCTAACCGAAGTGCGTTGTAAAGTATTAGATGGGTTAATATCCATCCATATAGGGCTGGCATAATTCTGCCAAACATCAACGGGAAATGATTCTCCGGTATGTTTTACACGTTCTGGATTATCTCCAGGTTTTCGCATAGTTATTAAATAATCTGGTATACCCTGACGGCACATCGTAGAGTCTTTTTTTATTTGTTTATGAAGCAAGCCCAATGCTTTTGTACGTTGCATTGCTGTAACTGGATCTTTCCAGATTACAACTTCAGAATGATAAATCCATCCCGCATCGATAAACATTTGGATAAGTATTCCGCGAAAATCAGCAAGGCCAATATATCCATTTCGCGTTTTACTAGTAGGGAGATTCATACAATGAAATGAAAGTAATCTACCCGGAATAGTTATGCGCAATAATTCTTTGGTTAGAAACTTAAAATGTTTAGCGAATTGATTTATATCTTTGCAATTTCCCATATCCCTAATTGAATTGGAATAAGTATAAAGAGATGCGAATGGCGGACTAAATATAGAATAATGAATTGAGTTACCATCTATTTCTTTTGTTTTTTCTACGCAATCGCCTAGTTTCATTTCCCAATCTTTGCCCATTTGATTTCCTTCTTTATAGTTATCTTTTATATTTTCAGTTTTAAATACATCTTGATATATTTTCATATACTTCAACATCCCATCTTGCATTTTCTGCGCGGCTTTTTCCTTACGCATCAGATTTTGCAAGATTGGACCTTCGATATCGGCAGAAATAAAATAAACATTTACTTCATGCAATTGCCCGAAACGCCATTCCCTTCTTATCGCCTGATATGTCAATTCATAACTATGATCGGTAAAAACAAAAACCATATTATGGCAATTTTGAAGATTCAATCCGAATGCGCCTATCTTTTTTTTAGTTACCAGTACCCTATATTTTCCTTCAATAAACCCATTTAATCTTTCTTCTTTATCTTCAATAGAATCTTTACCGGCAACTTGAATGGCACCATCAATCATTTTTTCAAGTAAATCACCCTCAGTATTTAATCCGCACCAAACTATCCATTGTTCTTTGGAAGCATTTACCAGTTTCGCACATGCTTCTATTCTAGGAATCATCGTTTCTTTTTTTACTTGCCTTTGATCTTCAAGCGTACTAGCCTTATAAGAAAATAATTTATTTTTATCGGCATTTAGTAATATTCCACTTGGGATTATTATTTGTTTTGTATTCAGTTTAGGTAAATTATAGCCTTCATCGGAAAAACCTATATCTGAAGGTTTCCGAATCATTACCGCCCATGAACAAATCCATTTCCAGAAATCATTTTCAGCATGGCCTTTTAATTTCCATTGTGAAGTATTTGAAGCGTCGTGATAAAAATACTTAGATAGCATTTCAACATAAGTCATTATACCTAGAAATTCCGAGTGGTTCCCAAGCTCCATATAATCATTTGGGGAAGGAGTGGCAGTACAGGCTAGTTTATATTTTACCGTACTAAATTTACTGATAATTATATTTCTAGTTTTTCCATCAAAAGATTTAATTATTGAACTTTCATCAATAACAATTCCGATAAAATCATCGGGGTTAAATTTATCCAACATTTCATAATTGGTTATCGTTATTTTATCTTTTATTGTTCCATCGCGTGATTGTTTTTCATGTTGGAAATGAAACTTTTCTCCCTCGCGTAATGTTTGATACGATACTGATAATGGTGTAACAATTAAAACATTTCCGCCTGTTTTTTTTATTATCGCATCGGCCCATGCTAATTCCATGATTGTTTTTCCTGTTCCGCAATCTGAAAATATAGCCGCTCGGCCTTTTTGTAATGCCCATTCAACTATTACTTTTTGAAACGGGAAAAGATATTTATTTAATTTTTCAGGATTAAAACCTACGCCGATAAATTCATTACTTTTTGATTCGAGAAACTTTACATAATCATTCATATAATCTTTATTTCTCCGTTGCATAATTGCGCGGCTTTGATTGCTGAACTTTCTTGTTTATATTTAAACGCTTTTTCATTAAGTAAAGTCACTTTCCATTTATTATTTTTATATGAGATTACTTTTTGAACGTATACTTCAAATCGAGAATCCCAACAATCATGTTTGGTAAAAACAATATAAGTATTATTCGATTTTATCATATATTTTTGATAGAATAGATGATTGTTTGAATGATATATCTTTTTTACTATTCAGTTGAATATCGATGGAATCTATAAAAGATATTTCCCAATCATTTAAATCTATGGATTTATTTTCTATTGCCTCCTTTATGGCATTAACTTTTTTATTCCATTTATTCCGCAATTCATCGGATATCATATTATCTCCTTACTATTATTATAGATTCTTGAACTTGTATTTGAATAGCCCGGAACCTTTTTTTCCGTCAATTATTTCTTCCAATGACTTATAACTATTTTCTATTTCATCGGCTATTTTATTTTCAATGGTTCCATCCGCAAAAGGAAAATAAATGGTAAATGTATCTGACTTCAATCCGATTCTATGCCCCCGGTCGCTTACTTGGATTAATTGCCCCGGTGTATCCGGCATTTCAATAATCGCTATGGCGTTACTGGCCGTTAATGTTATTCCTTCTCCTCCCGCGTCTATCTGCAAAATAATCACTTTTATTTTATCATCAGTTTGAAATTTATCTTCTATTTCCTGCCTTTTGGTGCTAGGAACGCTTCCATCTATTTTTAATCCTATATGTTTATATTTATCGTAAAGATCATTTATTACTTTTTTATGCCATGCGGCTATTATCAATTTATCATGATCTTCCAAATATTCGTCTATCCAATTGAAACAACTGTTTCTTTTTGCCAAATATGCCAATAATTTTAATTCTGAATAAGTATTTTTAGCCCGTAATGATTGTTTATTTATTAGTTTTTTATATTCATTATCCAATGATGAATAATTTCTAGCTTCTAATTTTGTCAATTCCATGGGAATAACTGAGAATGTTCTAGGCGGTAATTCTTTTAATACATCGGATTTTAAACGACGGATCATTACTTTTTGTAATTTTTTATTTAGTTCAGCTTCATTAGTAGATCCATTATATTCCCATCCAGCATATCCGCGAGTTGGATTGCAGTATCGCCAATAAAATCTATATTTACTCGGAAATACTTTAGGCGCTACCATGTTTATTATTGGAAATAAATTCTTTGTTCTTTTCCTTGTTAATGTTCCTGATAATGGAACTAATATTTTAGGGTTAATATCTTTTACTAGTTTCATAAAACACTTAGTCCATGTACAAGTTTCATCATTCGCAAGTCGGTGACATTCGTCCGGGAATATTCCGATAATATCCTTTTTCGCTAGTTCAGTAATCCATCCTTCTAATCTAATATTTCCTTTTTTATATCGAGATTTTTTGAATATAGTTCCGTTCATTCTGCATTCACGTTGTCTTTTTTCTTCCTTTCGTTTAAAAGATAATTTACGTTTATTCTCTTTTTTCTTATCGAGTTTATTTTCTCTACCTAAGATATGATAATTGATAATATAGTATTTTGCTTTCGGTAATTTATATTCTTTTTCTCCGTAAATAATATATGAATCTTGCTCTGTCCATTTAAAAATTTCTCGTGCCCATTTAAGTTTCATGGATGCTGTACAAACAATTAAAAATGAACCTTCATCCAAATGGGCGTAGGATATTAAACAAGTATCAATTGTTTTTCCTAAGCCGCAATCGTCTGCAATGATTCCATAGCCGGGCTGAACCGGATAACGCGGAGATTCTATAAATCTAACCGCTTCGCGCTGAAAAGAATAGGGCTTTAGTTTGGGCATTTATTATTAATCAGATAAATGATTTAAATTATGTATTCTATAGTATTCATTATTAAAGCATCTACTAATAAATAAAGCGTGTTCTAGGGCTTCATTTTTATTTTGAGTAGTAAGTATTTCACTATCTTTAACAACAAAATAAGGTATTCTAGCAATTTTATATTTTTCGCCTAATTCTGTTCCTATAATATTCCAAGCGTCTTTTGATAATGAGTGTTTAACTTCAGTGTGTATATTTTTCATAATCCTAACTCCTTTTTCAAACATCTGATTTCTTTTTCCGAAGAGTCCCCGATATCATAATTCTTTTCCATATCAATTATTTCTACTTTCTTTTTACTATCTATCAGATTCAATTCATTCCCCAATTTCAATGCCCGTTCCTGCGCTTCTTTTTCAGGATCGAATATGATTATTATTCTATCATATTTCAGCATAATATTCTTTTGTTCATCCGTTACTGAAGTTCCTAATGTCGCGGCGCAATTATCTCCAAAGCGCCATTTATCCGGCGCACCTTCAACTACTATTATATATTTTTCCTTGCAATCATCCAACCCATATAAAATACTTTTAGGATCAATAATGGATCTTTCCTTGCTTGATGTCTTATACCGCAATACTCCCAATTCTTTGCAACGTTCTTTGCTTAATAAACTTCTGCCTTGGAATGCCACTAATTTATTTTTATAGTAAATAGGAATGATCAATCGCCCGGCCCATTCACCTGCCAAGGTTGCCCCGCATAATTTATATTTTTCCTGTAAATAATCAGAATCAAAATTCCGGCCTGCCAAATACTTCTTGCAACGGGTATCCAATTCAGCCATCGGCAAATCTATTTTCGATGCCGATATTTTCTTTTTATTCAGTTTGGTTCTAACAGAAATATCCGTTGAATATTGTTCGAGCAAAGAACCGGCTTCATGATACGATATTTCAAGAATATCCGATAATACTTTTTTTACATCCTGGCCGCCGCACTGCCAACAGTGAAAATAGCCGCCTTTATTATTTAAGCCGCCTTTATATCCGCGATCCCCATTTGAATGGTACGGGCAAAACACATTCGTCCAACCTTGCACATCAATGCGGTAATCAATTCCATAATCCCGGCAAAGCTGGATGAAATCTATCATTATTATTCTGCCGCAGGTTCGGCAATTTCCTTTTTCGCTTTGGCTCTTGAAGGTCGCTTCTTTTTCGGAACTTCTTCAATAAATTCCTCAAGCGCATTTGCTGCAGGATATATCGTGCCTAAATCCATGGTACTAATTGGCTTATTTTCTATGGCTTCCTGTTTTATTTCTTCTTTCTTTTCAGGCGGCTTGAATCCTCCGCGCGGAACGACAACCATCCGGCCTTCCCCGAATGCCAACCACATACCGGCAAGCAATTCGCCGATATCAACACGGCCTTTTTCGTCAACAAAAAGATTTTCCCTTTTCGCTTCATTCAGGCCGTCATAGAATTCCCGCTCTGTTACATAACTGAAAATCTTGTGATTCCGTTCTTGATCCATTTTTATCTCCTTAAAAATTTATTAGGCCAATTTCTGTCAGAGCAGTTTCTGCCAAAGCAGTTTCTAATCTAAGTACATATAACATTACGTTTATAGTTGCTTGTCTATTATGTGATTTACCGTAAGCAAATATTATATTTAAATCATCGAAAGGACAACTATACTTATTTCTGCTTTTAGCTAGTTGTTTCATTAATTCTATTTTGTTTTTCTCTGTATTACTCATTTTCATCTCCTTATAAAATATTAAAAGTCTTTATAAACATAAAAAATACCATCTTTATCCCACATATAGCCGTAGCCCGCTTTCCAGATTTCCCAAACTTTATTGAAATAATCAATTGCAATCGGATCTTCGGAAATAATAGCGGCTGCGGACCATGCGGCGGACCTTGCGGCGGACCTTGCGGCGGACCTTGCGGCGGACTCTGCGGCGGACCATGCGGCGGACTCTGCGGCGGACCATGCGGCGGACCATGCGGCGGACCTTGCGGCGGACCTTGCGGCGGACCATGCGGCGGACCTTGCGGCGGACCTTGCGGCGGACCATGCGGCGGACCATGCGGCGGAATAAGTATCGAATACTTTCCAGTTTTCTTTTACTTCCACATGATTATCAAACCATTTTACATTCGCTATGCCGTTTATAAATTTTTGGGCATTCAACCACCATTCATTTTTGCAATAGCCTTTGGCGTCATATCGTACACCGGCAACGCCAAAAGTTTTAGCCATTTTATCCATATTGCCGGAATTTATTCTTTTGGCGATTTGAATCGGGACTTTTTGCCAGTTCTCATGATGGACGCCTTTTATTTTATAATAATCCTCGATAGCCGAATGTCCGATGGCATTTTCAAAATCTAATCCGGCTGTTTCAATAATATCATCTTCAAGCCAATAAAGTTTTCTTCCAGCCGTAATCCAACTTACAAAATCACAAATGATTTTACCCTCCGAACAAGAACTTAAAAGCGTCCTAAGCGCTTTATAATATTATAGACAATGGATCACTTATTTACGTCTTTATTTTTATATTTTCTGTCAATATCGATCAACGTAAACCAAATAGCTTTACCCATTCTGATAAATAATTGAATTACTTTTAAATGTAATACCTTAATACTTGTTCGATAACCCAATCTTTTATTGGCTTATCCGAATCGATATAATCATCAAACTCATTATTATAATAATAATCTTTTTCTTCATCGTCTGGATAGTTAAGCATTTTTAAGCTCCTTGTAAAAAATGATTGCCGGATTGCCACCAATCCTTTGCCTCGTTCCATGCCGCTTCCGTCCGTTTATGCGCCCAGCCTTTCCAGTATCGGCAATACTTTTTCGCCGAAGATAAATGTGGCACCCTTCCGATTCCCGGTATTTCCCATTCCCGGCTTATCAGAAAATCAATAAGTTCCTGCGCATCATCGGAAAGATCCAGACAACTTTCCAGCCTGTCCATCGCCGCTTCAAATTGTTCAAAACGTGCATCTTCAATTTCTTGTTTATCATAATCTATAAATAATTCTTCGCCGCATCTTTTGCTATTTATTTTTAAATAAGGAGATTTATCGTTCCATTTTATTACGCTTCCATTATCTATACTATATGTTAATTTATATTTGGTATTATAGTTGCAATAATCATTCAGCGTCCGAAGCCTATTATATAAAAACGTGCAAAATAGTTTTGATTCCTTTCCTTCATAAGCCATACTAGGATCAAATCTTTCAATAGCTTCGCAGAAAATTAAATACGCCTGTTGCTTGATATCTTCATGTTCCAGATAACGATATCTTTTTGTGGCCTTCCAGGTAAAGCCTTCTATTAAAGGCTGGTATTGTTTGAATGCTTCGGTTGCATCAATCATTTCTTTTCATTCTCTTTTTTTATTTCATTTAAAAGAAAATTAGCTTCTGTATAATCTTCGATGTCGTCAGCCCCATTTTCTATTAGTTTATTTAAATAATCCAATCTTTCTTTTCTCCAATAGTTATAATCATCTTTCCCATCGGCTTCATGTGTGTACATTTAATTACTCCTTTCTTCTTCAAATTTTCTACAAGCCTTTTCCAACGTCTTGAACATTTTACCTTTAAAGCTATTTATTTCTGATGAAAATATTGGTATCGGGTGGGTATCATTTTCCGTATAGCCATAAGCCGCCACCAATACTTCATTTGTTTTCTTTTTTATGATCGGGATATTTACTTGCGATTCCAGTTTCTTGGCTTTTGACGCTCTTTTCAGCGCCATCCCTTCTTTTTGTTCGGAAGTCAATTTGGCGCCTTTCAGCCTACCCATTTATTGATTTTCCAATAATTCAAATTGGGTATCAGTATACTGTCCAGATAGATGTTCATTTAGTTTTATTTGATAAATAGTGCGATCTGTAAATAAACCTCGCGGATAAATCATTTGAATAATTCCAGTTCTATTTTTATAAATATTATCTACCAATATTTTTACCTTTTTTCCAATTAAAAAATTATCCATTTTCGTACTCCTTTATTTGGTTTCCTGAATCATCATTTCCAGGTACTTGATCCGGCTTTTCATTTCCTGGATTTCATCAGGATTCTTGCTTTCTTTTATCAGCTTTTTCGTTTTCTTTATTTCGGCCATGCGCTTTTTGTTCGCTTCCGTTTCATCTTTTATGTTCTGGATGAAATGGTTTGCGCCCCAATCGCTGTAGCCAAGCTCGCTTCGCAAAATATCCTTGATATCATTTTCTTTTAATTCTTTTGAAAGATACGCCTTTTTCAATTCCTTGATTCTTTGGTGCGTCTTGTCATAAGCCGCCTGCGAAGTGAATTGTGGATGCGTCATTTCATTTTCTCCCTGAATCAAAATTCGGTAATTGTTCCTTTACTTTATCGTAAAGCCCTTGAGCATTAATCAAAGTTTTCCCGGTTCGATCCTGCCGTGAAGCCGCGTCCTTGATTACCGAAGAAGAAATGATACCCAATTGTCCGGCACGCAGTACGGCAAGCATCAAATGAATTTGTCTAGCGCAAATGTCATTATATAAAACATAGATATCCGTTCCATAAATCCCGAATGTATCAAGAAGAATAATTCCGCCGAATGGGCCAAATGCATTATCAGGATCAATTTCAGTAGTATTGTCAAATAATACAATCAAAGCCGTTACCGCGCCAGGATTTCCTTTTGCCATTTTAACCATAATTGTTATGGTATCGTCGCCTAAATCAATAATACTCATTTTATTTCCTCCCTTTCGCGCGTTCGATCAATTCCGCCCAAGTCAACCGCTTTCCGGTTTTGTTGTCGTGGACTTCCTTGTAGACATGGAGATTGTTCCCGCCCAATATTTTTATATTTATGCCCATGGAATCAAGTTTCTTTTTTTCACGTTCATCTGCCGGATGTTCCAATTCTTCGATGCTCATTTGCCACTTGAAAGTTTTAAGTTCATTGTATTTTTTGATCCATAGTTTGATACAATCCATGGAACATTTCCGCGAAGTCGGCGAAAGCAACAGATTGCTACGCCGATCCAAATCTTCCGCGAGTGTCATACCGACACCTCCTGGGATTGTTTTATTGCCTTGTCGAATTCTTCCTTGCTGGAATCTTCGATCAATCCACATTTGCCGGGAAACGAAGTCTGCTTTTTATATTTGTTGTTTTCCCGGTCGAATATATATTTTACTCTGTCAAAACATAAAATATATACATTTTCATTTATCATATTAATTCCTTTGATTAAATGCGGATACCTGATATTTCAAAAAATATATCAGTATCAAAATTAGGAAGCTCTTTCACTTCTTCTTTTTCCGACTCACTCGCATTTTCCCATGCACGTTTGAATGCGTCTTTATAAGAAATAGTTTTCAGGAAGCCGCCGCATACTTCTATTTCTTTTTTATAAGTTTCTTTTTCTTCATCCGTAGCCGTATCATGCCCGATCCAGGAAGTTAAATCAAAATAGAAGCATTGTGGAATATTTATTTCCTTTCTTTTAAATGCAGTATCACGGTTAAACATCCGTATAAAAGGTTCATCGGTATTAAATAGGCCACTATTCCAGTCGCCACTATTAAATAGGCCACTATTCCGGTCGCCACTATTCCAGTCGCCACTATTCCGGTGGCCACTATTCCGGTGGCCACTATTCCGGTCGCCACTATTACAGTAGCCACTATTACAGTAGCCACTATTCCGGTCGCCACTATTCCGGTGGCCACTATTCCGGTCGCCACTATTAAATAGGCCACTATTCCGGTCGCCACTATTCCGGTCGCCACTATTCCGGTCGCCACTATTCCGGTGGCCACTATTCCGGTCGCCACTATTCCAGTCGCCACTATTACAGTAGCCACTATTCCCCAAACCGGAATTTGCTAATTCAAGCATCTCGCCCCAGCTGATTTCTTTTATTATATTTATTTTATTCGTTGCCTGTTTATCGCCGTCTGCGCCAACGATATCCCCGATCAAGTCAACTTCGGCAACTTTGTTTTTTGGATTGAATTCTTGGTAATTGAAACAATCGCTTACTTTTTTGCAGGCATGAAATCCCTGTTCACATAAAATCGGTTTTTCTTTCATCTCATACGTTTCGCCAACTTTATACTGGAATCCCCGGCATTTCCATTCTGAATCAAAAACTTTATACGCTTTCATCTTGACTCCTTTCAATCAATATTTCCCGCATACCGGCAGGAGCCGGTTTCGCCGCAATTTCAGCGGCTCATCAGTGCGGTCATTTTTTCAGTCTGGATCTTTTCCAGATATTTTTGGGCTTTATCCTCGCCGGATGTCCTCATGTAAAAATAAAACCACTCGGCCTGCGATTTCGCCTTGTATCCGCCGTTCTTCCTGTTCCATTTCTTCATCTGCATGATATTCCCCTTTACTTTTTGTTGCTTCCGGGCATTTTGAAGCCGGAATAATTATGCACGTCCTTCCCTTCCGCCTTCATCTTTTCATATTCCTTGCGCCGCGCTTCAAGATTTTCCATCCGCTTCTTATATTTCATGTCAAGCCCCCTTTATGGCCGACGCCCTTTGTCGTCCGCGCCATATAATCCAAATTCAAGCCGCTACTTTTTCGATTGCTTCCTGCGCCGATTTGAGAAGTTTGTTCCCGTCGATAAAGGAAACAGGTTTCTACGTTAGCCGCCATTTAATTTCCCCCTTCAAGTATTTCTACGAATTTTCCGCTTTGATAAAATGGCATCCCATTTTCATCCTTATTTTTTATTGTTATTTTTTCTTCTATTTTATCGCCATACAATTCGCCCGTAGAAAAAGAACCGTCGTCTATTTCAATAACTACTACCATTTCAATTACCCTCCTGAATAAAAGAAAACTTGAAAGCCTCTTCGGCTTCCTTTGCCATTTCAAGGGACATTTTATCATTTTGGGTTTTTCTTTTTGACGGGACTTTTTCCTTGTCGCAGAGTGAATGAAGGGCCGGGCATCCGGCGCATCCGCGAAGGCTTCGGCGTTCGCATTCTTTTTTGATTTTCATAATTTTTTGATCCCGTATTCCGCATCGATCTTGGCGAATATTTCTTCGGAAACCCACGCTGCGATGATCGTATCGTCGCCTAGAGTTTTAAGGGCGAAATAGAAATCGCCATCCTGATTTACGTAATCGCCGATGAACCCGTCTACTTCGTAAACGCCATAAACCGAATCAGCCATCAATGCTTTCATAAAAAGCTCCTTTGCCGGGCTTTGGACCGGCTCGCCGCATTACCGCCCGTAGGCGGCTATCTACGATTAAATTTTTACCCCATGGCACCAATAAAGACGACCACGACGAGTGCTCATATCCTCCTCAGTAAAAATCCTACCAATAACCGTATAGCCATTTCGATTAAGCTCGACTCTAAATTCTTTTTTAGTCATATCCCAGTCGCGGGTTATAGAGGATTTTTCTCCAGTCACCTTATCTTTTACCGCTGCCGTCATTTCCATACTGCTCTCCTTACTAACTATCTATAGTATATCACGGGTTTTCTAATTTTGTAAACAAAAAACGCACTTATAAAACATTTATAAATGTATATAGTATATAGAGTTATAAAAAATCGTAAAAATATTTTTATTTGTTTTTGAAGGTAAATGGCACTAATCATGATAAAATAACCCCTTACACTATATAGAATTAAACAATTAACCCGTTTTACGTACGATCCTTGAACTTATACTGGGTATCGTTCCGAGGACGCGATCCATAACCGCTGAAATGCGATGAAAAAAGATACCCAAACCCTCGGACTAGGAAAGATACGTCAAACACAAGCTTGGTCAAATTCCGTAAGGAAAACCGGTACTTTTTGGCGTCAGACATTCGATTTAACCCTGTACTCAGCAAGTCGTTTACCTGCTTCCCAGTGCCGTTTGATTACTGTCATGGATTTAGTATCGATAGGCGGATGATTCTGGAGCCATGTACGCAAAAGCGGTGGTTTGCGGATATCACCCAAGCCGTGGATTTTTGAACCTACTGCCTTGATCCTTTCGAGCATTGCAAAATTGAATTCTCCGATATCTGGATTGCCGTTTGTCTTTTTCTGGATACGTCGCTGTATTTTTATCCAGCGTTTGTTTTTCCGTTCCGAAACTTTATGGCATATTTCATCATTCGGATACCATTCACCATTTTTCAAACTGTTTTTATTCAGCGGGCATAACGGAGCTGAACAAATATTGAATTTCGGACAATCGTACATTTTCATACGATAAACCTAAAACTTAAACCATGCACCGTATGCCGCTCGCCTCGGACAACCCGCGATATCTGGATCGGTTTTACTTTCAATTCTTTTGCGGCGGCAGATTCCGATTTATATTCTTTTCCGGTTTCGATGCAAATTACTTTTTTGTTGCAGACTTCGTTCGATGCATTTATCCGCTTTTCGCGCCATTCTTTTGTTCGGTCAATTTTCAGGCAGGTTGCACGGATTTTATTTTTGATATCATCGGACCATTTCCATCCTGTTGTTCCGGGTTTCAAAATCATTTATTTTCCTCCTTTAGACAATTCAAAGCCCTGGTTAAAATGCTGTCCAAATCAGAATCTAACAAACTATAAAAACCAATCGGGGTAATAGGATAGAATTGCAATGATATTATTGTATCCCATTTTATCATTTTATTTTTTATTTCTTCATCATAACTAGGCGGGCATTCCAATGAATTTAATTCATCCAATGTTTCCTTCACTGTAGCGTAATAATTTCTATGCTCATTTATTTCCAAAGAAATATGGCACTTGCATTTAGATATCAATTCCAATAATTTATCCATTTACAAACTCCTTGGGATTTCGATTTCGATACCGTGATCTTTTATTTTCTGTTTGATATATAAATCGAAGGTATTATTATTTATTCCGATATTTTTAAGGAAGGGTTTTTCATCGGTGAAAGCCATAAGCCATTCTTTATAGTTATTCAGGAAATTAGCCGTTATTCCATCCAGCCAATAAGCACAATTAATATCCTGTCTGGTCAATCTTCCCCAATATTTATCATACCATTTTATCAGGTCATTTATTTTATTCCAGAATGTGTAGCCGTCGAAACTTTCCTGTTTCAATGAATAGAATATTTTCCGGTATTTCGGGTTGATCCTGTTGAACAATCTTTCCGCCTCGGCTTCCCGTGCGGATGTCGGCGGTTGCAATAATGAAACATAGAACATTGAAGTCTCCGTATGAGCGGAATATATCCAATCTACGATGGATCTAGGTAATGCATCTTTATCATATTGTTCGGAATTGACATCAAACCATAAAGCGTAATTGTTCCCGGCTTCCAATACTATTTCTTTTATTTTATTCCAGTCATGTTTACAGGATCGTATTTTTTCTTTTATAGATTCATTATTTAAATAATATTTATATTTGATTCGGAACCATTCGACCATTTTATCGGAATTGTAGGTAGTAAGGAATTTACCTTCATAAAGACAAAAGATTGCGTCCTGGAAATGCGCATAGGTGGCGTTGTAATGATGGGCATCGGCGGGTATGATATGGTTTACAAATAAACGCTTTCCGTTATTTGTATTTATTTGTAAAAGTGATTTGTAAAGATCAAGGCAAACTGAATGGGCGGGGACTTTATGGAAATCCTTGTCTTTTATTATTTGTTTCGGCTGGATGGGCAATTCGGTAAACAGGCCGTCCATATTTATAAACTCCTCTAGGAATGCTTTTCTTTTCAGACTTAGACTATCCCAAGAAATCAAAGTGTTCATTGTGCCGATTTCAAACCCATAATAAGACTTCCATTTTTTATATTCATCTTTTTGGGTAAGTCTTATCAACGGATATTTAAGATTAGTAGAAACGTTTTTGGGCATTGAGCCGGATAATCCCAGCATTATCTTTTTCAAATAAATCTCCGACATTCCCCAAGAAGGGGCAATATAAAAATAATCAATCAAAAAGAATTTCTTGCCATCGTGCATAATAAAAATCATTTGCCCCGTAGAAGCCCAATTGAAAAAGCGGTCAAATATAAATAATTCTATTATAGAAAAATTATAAAAATCCCATATTTCTTTTCTATACGTATTTAATAGTATTTGTTTTTTAATAGATATTAAATCATTCAAATAAAACCCCTTTGGGTGGCTCGTGGCCCCTCTTCCAGTATTTGGTCCTCAATACCAGAATCAGCGAGCCGCCCAAAGGGGCTTGTCGAATCTGGACCCGTTTAGAAAAGATCGTGCAAGAAACCCGGCCAAAGGTCGCTTGCTTTCCTATACTTCATATTATAGACGATGTTCTGGTTTTTTGCTATAGGCTATAAAAGGTTTTTAAAAGGGATTGATGAACCGCAAGGTTCTTATTATCTCTTTAGAGATAACTTATTTCTTGAGATTAGTCTATTTCTTATATATAAGCATATACTCCTGTATACGCTGGTACCATATACTATAGTATACGCTCCTTTTTTCAAAATCAATGTTTTCTTCTATATACGTCACCCAAAACAATAAAACCGCTTCCAATATATTAAAATAAATATATAGAAACACGTTCAAAAACTTTTGGACTTTATGCGGAATAATTGTTTTGAAATGATAAAAAGAATGTTTTTCGTCTATAATACAACTGTAAGTAGTTAACTTACATATTTTAAGGGTGGTTTATAGTGAAAGCTGAAAAATTGTTCGCTAAACTTGGAGATGTTCTTACATATTTAGATCATATTGAAATGCGAAAAGCGATAATGCATTGGGGATTGGGTTCGACCCGTTCTCCAGAGGAAAAAGAAAATAAAGAAAATGAATTTATTGAAAGTGTGTATGATAAAATACGGGGTATTCACTCAATATATAATATTAATAAATTAATGTACTATTATTCTAATCATATAAAAAGAAGTTTACGGCGTGGATATGAAGAAAAGGAAATAAATAGAAGAGTCACTACTGATACTTATAATAAATATAAAAATGGTACTATTAAAGAAAAATTAGAACATTTATCATATGAATTTTATGGGGATTTATTAGCTAAAAAGTCGAATCATTATTTAATAAACGATGATCATAATTACAATGATCATGCTAATGAATTCCATATAAATAATGCCTTTAATATTAAAAGAAGTTTTTACGATGATAATCGTATTATGTTAGAAATGTTAGACGGAAAACATTATTTTGTGCCTAGAATACGACACAAGATAAGTAAATTAATTCAATTTCGTTATATGTATGACAAAGGCCGTAAAATGCCTTATATGAGGAATGACTATCAACGTAATGATTATTGCTTAATTTGCGGAAGATATTATGAAGGATCAGGCCGTTTTCATCGTCAATCGCAAATTGAAGTGACAGATTACGACACTGTTCCTTTTTTTAAAGACACAAAAATAAATATTTGCGGTTATTGCGATGATCTTTTTAGTTCGGCGCTGTTTAAATCTGGCTATTATTGGTGCTTTGAATGTGGTAGTTTACAGAAATTAAACAAAAAACATACTTGTGATAGTTCTAAATCTATAATTTTGAATTATAAGGCCAGTGAAAAAGAAAAAAATAAATTACAGAGGATAGAAGATAAAAAAAATAAATTAGGCGTCATCAAGAAAGAGTGGGGATTTTAATTTCTGTATAGGGGGATTTATGACTAATGAATTGGTTCTATCGGGCATATCAGATATTTATTCTCAATTGGGAGAAATGACAAAAGAAATAAAGGCCATTTCCAGTACTGAGGCGCTTAAAGTATTTTTAACTAAAATAAAAGCAATGCGCCAATATTGGAAGACTATGGGATACATTTATAAAATGAGAATAGAGTTATTACAATTGGAAATAACGTGTATTATTCGTTTATTTGAAATAGATAAAGAAACTAAAGGTTTTCAAAAAGGAATGGGTAATTTCTTTATTGAAAATGGTGAAGATGTTTTGTTGTACCTTAATAAATATCCTGACTGCATAACCGCTAAACAAATATATAATAAACATATAACTGATTTGGCGTTGAAACAAGCAAAACAATTAGGTATTAATACGGGTATGGGTGCCCAAGATTACGTGGCGCGATCAGTGGATTCTAAAGGCCATTATTATTCAGTTCAAGAGGCGATGAAAGTTATAATTGATGATTTATCTACACGTAATAAGCCTTTTACTATTGATAAAGTTGGGGATGAACTAATTGATATTGTTAGTGGTGGAAATAAAGATTATAAAAATGTTATTAGTGAGTATAAAAACGGAGTAAATGAAATATGTAGGACTGCGATATTAAAGTGTAAAATAGATACGATAGGAGAAAGGCAAGCACCTAGATTTGTAACTTATCAAGATGAATATAACGGTAATACTGAATATTTGCGTATTCCGTTTGAAAGGGCAAGTTTAATTCAATTAAAGCATATGATTGATCTTCGTGAAGAACAATTAAAGCAGGATACTATCGCCTTAGATAATTTGAAAGCTATCTATAAAGAATTGTTATCTTTATCGAAAGGGGAAAAGGATGCAAGATCAATTAGCGCTATATTGAAAGCTAATATTTAAAGGAGAATTATCATGGTATATGTTTTCTTCCTTCCGATTATTCTGATTCTTTTGTACGGTATTGCGCTGATACTTTCAATCTGTTCTTACGGAACAATTCCTGCGCCTATTTTCTTTGCGGCATTTCTGGGTATAACAATATACGGCGCAATAAAGAAAAAGAAGAAAATACCCGTTGAACCAAATAAACCTGTTTCGTCAACTGAATTGAGAATTACGGAAAAAGAAGAGGAATGCCCGCATTGTCATAAAATGAGTGAAAAGAAATATAATATCTGCGAATATTGCGAAACAATAAAACATTGATAGTTTGAATCTATAATATTTTTAACAAAAGGGGGGATTCATAATTGTCCAAAGAAATCCGTTTCCTGAATTATTCGGCCCAGTATAAGCAAAGGGATCATATAATCAGGCTGGAAATCGATATTTACGATACCGCAAAAGAATACCACGAAGATTGCATAGTAAAGTCATTCAGCAATGATCCTATTTATACTGCAAGCCGGGCAATGTTTTCGCCTAACCGGAAATATAATCATACCAATAGAAGGAGTATATACGGAACATTGCGATTTTCAAAAGATAAACTTAACCGATATATAATAATGCATGAATGCAATCATGTTATTTTTACCTTGTGTAAATCTTTGAAAATCCGGGATATGTTCGAGCATGAGGAATTCGCGGCGGTTCATTTAGCGGCATTATCGGATATTATGCTGGATAAATTGTGGGATCTGAATCTATAATATTATTGCGGACTGGAGAAAAGGTAAGGAAAGCAAAAGGAACATGGGAAAGCCGGTAATTGCTCGATTGCCGACTGGATACCGTACCTGCCTTTTCGGCCCGCTTTTATTTTCTTCGTCGATATGCTATAATATAGATGACGTCCGATCGGTAAACCGAAGGAGAATAAAAGATGGCGAAACAAAAGAAACGAATTGCGAAACCTTGGATATCTATATTAGAAATAGCTTATGGTAATTGTATTATAACTATTCATGGCATGGATACTGTGACTATTAATTTAGTAAATCAGGAAACCGGCGAGATAAGACAAAAAAAAGTTACTATAGACCAAATTGTCCGACGTATTTTTGAATTTGAAATAGTAACCTCTAAAGATATAGAATTAGAGGATATTAAATGATTTCAAGTCTAATTCTTCGTAATTTCCAAAGCCATAAAAAAAGTACCCTGAACTTTTCTCCCAACGTCAATGCAATAATCGGCCATTCCAATTCCGGCAAGACGGCGATCCTTCGTGGATTGTTCTGGGCTATTTATAACCGTCCTTCCGGCCTGTCATTTATTTCTTACTGGAATCGGGACAAGAAAGGTAATCCGCTTAAATCCACTTCCGCACAAATTACCAACGAAAATAATTCGATTAAAAGAATACGCAATCCTGATCTTAACGGCTATAAAATAAATGACGATATTACTTTGGAAGCTATCGGGATGGATGTTCCCGAACAAGTAGAAAAAATATTGAATATCGGCGAAGTGAATATCCAGCGTCAAATGGATGCGCCTTTTCTTTTATCTGAATCGGCTTCCGAGGTTGCCAGATTCCTGAACAAAGAAATCCGCCTGGATCTTATCGACAAAATATTAAACAACGCCGAAAGCAAAAGAAGAAAATATAATCAGGACATAAAACAATATGAGGCCGAAATAATTTCCATAGAAAAGGAACTGGAAACATTTGTTATTCTGGATGAAGCTGAAAGGCTGAACAATCAATTAAATGAAGTTGAAATATTGGCGGAATCCATCGAAGATAAAATTGACGGGCTGGAAACATTGAATGTCGATTATAAAAAATATGTAAAAATAATACAAAATCATTTAAAAATACCATTTAAAAATATTGAAGAAACAATAGAACAATTGGATGAAATAAAAAAAGAAGAAAAAGAATTATTGGATAATATAGAAAACTTGAATGATTGCCTGGAAAATTATAATGCCGAGGTACAAAAGATAAAAGAGAATAGCGCATTGATAGAAAAGCTGGAAAAACAAATGCCAGATACTTGTCCAATTTGTGGTGGTAAACTATGATTACAAATAATGGTGATACGGCTATAATGTTAAATAGTATTGATATAGCATTAAAACGAATTTCTTTATCTGAAAAAGAAGAAGAGGATAAGATAAAAAATGTATTTATATTGTTTCATGATTTATGGTACAAATTTGGGTGGTCAGTTGAGGAAAAATCATTTAAAAATAATAAATATATGTTGTTAGTAACGTACAATAATATATATTACACTGAAAAGTTGGATATAAAATTATATAATTATCCGCAATATTTACATGGCATTAAAAAATATATTTATAATAAAAATAAAAAATATATTGCTGAATTAAGACATGATGATAGTATATTTTCAAGTAGGAATCAAAAATATTATTCGATTGGTAATGAGGTGTATCTAAATTTTTTTTATAGTAATTTAAATAACATTGTCGAAAGTATTACTGCTGAAATGTTGATGGAAACAGAAAAAATAGCCGATATTTTTGAATCTAGGCACGAAATGGGAATAAGGATACATAATTGAAAATAATTAGCTGCTCCGATCTGCATATCCGGCCCGATTTGCCTCGCTGTCGAACGGATAATGATTGGGATGAAACGCAAAGATTGATGATCAGGAATATAGTTTCCATCGCCAATAAATATAATGTTCCTTTATGTATAGTTGGTGATTTATTCAATAAAGGAACCGTACCGGAATATTTGATGATAATGCTGATAGAGGAATTTTCAAATATAAATAAGAAGGTTCATATTTTAGCCGGTAACCACGATTTGCAATTCCATTCTATGGAAAATGTAAATAATAGTTCTATCGGAGTATTTTTTAGTTTATCGAAAAAGCATAATAAAATAGTTCATGGGATGTCTGAATTTGGCGCATGGGTAGATTTTAATACCGAAGTAAGCGGGCCATTAGATGACGTTTTATTTATTCATCAATTAGTGTTTAAGGCCTTGAAAGGTATTCCGCCTAATTGCGACGGAATAACGGCTAGTCAATTATTAGAAAAGTACCCTGATTATAAATACATTTTTACAGGTGATAATCACAAGTGCTTCCATTACGAAAAAGACGGCCGTCATGTAATTAATGGTGGATGTACTATTCGCCAAAGTTCCGATGAAAAAGAATATAAGCCTTCTGTTTTTTATGTCGATACCGAAAAAGAAATAGTAGAAAGAATATATTTGGATGATAATATAGAAATGATTGATGACGCATATTTAAAAAAAGAAGAGGAAAGGGATAATAGAATAACTGCATTTGTGGAAGGAATCAAGAAAAGTACAAATATTAGCTTATCCATTATTGATAACATTGAACGTGCGATAAAGAAAAACAAGAAAACCTTGGATGAAGATACTATCAAAATGATTCGATCTTTGGTAGAAGGAGAATAATTATGCGGTTGCGTATTAAAGGTATATTATTGCGTATGGGTAATGTATTATTAGTATTAACGGGTATAAGTTTGCACTTTATTATTACTCATTTATTTACAATAAACACGCCTTTTTTATGCAGCGATCTTCCATTAGTTGGTAGATATATATTCAATTTTATATTAATACTTCCTTTTTTATACGGAATATTAGGTTTAGTTTTATTTGGTTGTTACAGTATCGGCGATTACATTTTTGATTTTAGTCATTTAAATGACGAGTACACGGATAAAAAAACTATAAATAAAGCTAATATTCGAGATAAAGTGATTACGTATGATGGTATTAACGGGAGAATTGAAAAAGAAGATTGGGAACAATATATGCCGGAAGTTGAGTCGTATTTGGCGGAAAACAAATGACAGTTAAAGAATTTACCGCATTACGCGAAAAGATCGAAGCTGCTAAAACAAATAAGGCCAGGGCGGAAGGCGCCAAGGCTAAAATTGAAGAACAAGTAAAAAAAGATTATGAAATAGATATAGATGGGATAGATGAAAAGATGAAAGAATATAGGGATAGTTTGCAAAAATGTAACCAGAAAAAAGAAAAGCTAGTTTCTAAATTACAAGCTCTATGCGATTGGGAGGAAATATGAAAGGGTTTATTTTTATTGTTTTAGTGGCTATGTTATTTTCTAGTTGTCAGATTGTCGGTATGCGTAGACTTTATTCCGATGAGGGTGCAGGGAAAATTTATATTGTTAAAGCTGGTATAGGCTTGGAAGGAATAAAGAAACAATTTCCAAATGCTAAAAATATTTCTAGTACTGGTCTTTATTATTATATTTATGTAGAAGATGAATAAATGAAAAGAATTAGTGTAGCTTTTTCTTATTATATTAAGGGCGTTAAATGGTATGGCAATGCTTTAATGACTATTTATAATAGTTTTCAAGATGAAAATTATATAAAATCTGTGCTTGATAGTTTTTTACAGATTGATTGTGTTTTAGACGCTATAAAGGACATATAA